CCAACTGCTGAAGAAACAGAAGTTGCGGAAGAAGTTGTAGAAGAAGTTGTTGAGGTTGAATCTTCAATCGAATCAATTTTTGAAGGTACCGATCTTTCAGATGAATTTAAGAACAATATTAAGCTAGTATTCGAAGCAGCTGTTAACGAAGAAGTTGCAACAAAGACTGAGTCTTTAAAAGAAGAGCTAGAAGAAAAGTTAGAAACTGAATTATCAGAAGCTATCGAAAATCGTATGAAAGACGTTGTCGAAAATGTAGACAAGTATCTTGACTACGTTGTTGGTGAGTGGATGGAAGAGAACAAGATTGCTGTTGAAGCTGGAATTAAAGTTGAAATGGCTGAATCTTTACTCGGTGGTCTTAAAGACCTATTCAACGAGCACAACATCGAGATTGACGAAGACACTTTTGATGTAGTTGACAGTTTAGAAAAACAAGTTGCTGAATTAGAAGAAGGTAGTAATGGTCTCGTAAATGAGAACATTGAGCTTAAAGCTGCTATCTCATCTATGAAAGCAGAAAAAGTATTTGAGAGTATGACAGAAGGCTTATCTGAAAATCAGGTAGAGCGTTTTAAAGTACTTTCTGAAAAGCTTGACGTGGAAGACATCGAAGATTATACTTCAAATCTTTCAGTAATCAAGGAATCCTTCTTTAGCGAAGGCAAAATTGCCACCCCTAAAGTAGAGGATGTCGAAGAAGACGAAATTATTCTAGAAGAACAGGAAGTAACTAAACCAGCTTCTGATTACACTTCTATTAATGCTCTAGTTGAAGCATTCAATGCTAAGCAGAAAAAGCAATAAGAATAATTAAATTGGTTAAAATAATTTAATATTAACTAAAAAAGGGAGAATTACTATGAGTAATTATCAAGCATTGGTAGAAAAGTGGGGCCCTATCCTAGAGCACGAATCTTTTTCGCCAATTACTGACTCACACAAGAAGGCAGTAACCGCTACTATCCTTGAGAATACAGAAAGAGCACTTTCAGAAACAGGTGACTTGTCTGCAAATATGACATCACTTCTTTCTGAGGCAGCACCAACTAACGATGCTGGCACAGGTGGTTTCTCTGCAACTGTATCTCCAGGTAATGCAGCAGCTGGTCCAACAGCTGGTTATGACCCTATCTTGATTTCACTAGTACGTAGAGCAGTACCTAACTTAATCGCATACGACATCTGTGGTGTCCAGCCTATGACTGGTCCTACAGGTCTTATCTTTGCGATGAGAGCTAGATACGGTTCACAGGGCGGAGACGAAGCTTTCTATAACGAAGCTGATACAGACTTCTCTGGTACTGGTACACACGCAAACACATTGACAAATGCTAACACAGCACTTATCACGACTGGTACAGGTCTTGACACAGGCGCTGGTGAAGCTTTAGGAGATGGTGTTGGTGACGCATACGCTGAAATGGCATTCTCAATTGAGAAAGTTACAGTGGCTGCGAAGACAAGAGCTTTAAAAGCTGAATACACAACTGAGCTTGCTCAGGACCTAAGAGCTGTTCACGGCTTAGACGCTGAAACAGAACTTGCTAACATTCTTCAAACTGAAATCTTAACAGAAATCAACCGTGAAGTTGTTAGAACTATCCATAACACTGCAGAAGTTGGTGCTCCTGGCACTGCAAACGCAGGCGTATTTGACTTAGACGTTGATGCGAATGGTAGATGGTCTGTAGAGAAGTTCAAAGGCTTAATGTTCCAAGTTGAACAAGAAGCTAACGCTATTGCAAAGGGAACTCGTAGAGGGAAAGGTAACATCGTTATTTGTTCTTCAGACGTTGCTTCTGCTTTACAAATGGCTGGTGTACTTGACTACGCTCCTGCTCTTAACTCTAACTCTTTAGAAGTTGATGACACAGGTAATACTTTTGCTGGTGTTCTTAACGGAAGATTCAGAGTATATATCGACCCATTTGCTGGCTCAAACTACTTAGTAGTTGGCTACAAAGGTTCAAGCGCTTTCGACGCTGGTTTATTCTATTGCCCATACGTTCCATTACAAATGGTACGTGCTGTTGGTGAGAATAGCTTCCAACCAAAAATCGGGTTCAAAACTCGTTATGGAATGGTTGCTAATCCATTTGCACAGGGTGATGTATCTAGCCAAGGTCTTGGTGCATTAACTAACGATACTAACAAGTACTCTTCTGTAGTATACATTTGAGTCTTTTGTTAATGCACCATTACCGTATGCTGTACCTTCAGCAAATGGGTTAGCAACAACACCATACCTAGTCTTGAAACCAATTTTAGGTTGGAAAGTGTTCTCACCAACTGCTCTAACCATTTGTAGAGGAACATATGGGCAATAGAATATACCAGCATCAAATGCTGAAGATCCTTTATATCCTAATGTGTAATAGTTACCAGTAGTATATGGATCAATGTATACTCTATATCTTCCGTTCAATACACCAGCAAAAGTATTACCAGTATCATCTACTTGTAAGTTATTAGAGTTAAGTGCAGGAGTGTAATCCAATACGCCAGCCATTTGAAGAGCTGAAGCCACGTCAGAAGATGTTATAAGGACATTACCCTTTCCTCTTCTTGTGTCTTTCGCGATTTGGTTTGCATCTCTTTCAATTTGGAACATAAGTCCTTTGAACTTCTCAACAGACCATCTACCATTTGAATCAGTATCTAAATCAAATGTACCAGATGTTGTGACGTCGTCCTGAGCACCTTGCTTAGCAACAATGTTAATTGTTCTAATAATCTCTCTGTTGATCTCAGCTAAGATTTCAGTAGAAAGAATATTTGCAAGTTCAGTTTCAGCGTCTAGTCCGTGGATAGCTCTTAAATCTTGAGCAAGTTCCATTGAGTATTCAGCTTTTAAAGCTCTACTTTGAGCTGATACACTAACCTTCTCAATTGAGAATGCCATCTCTGGGAAAGCAATATTACTTGCATTACCTAAAGCTTCAGCTTGGTTAGTTGACATACCATCACCGAAGTTATAAGCACCTGCTTCAGCGTTGTTAGCTGATGCTGGAACTGTTCCGACGTGTTTGTCAC